CTGAACAAGAACAGTGTACTCAATTTGAATTAAATGGTGAAATTTTCTATTTCTTTCCAAAGGAAACTGCTCGTAACTATATTTCAAAACATACTGGAGAAGCTTATCCACTTAGAGAATTATTTTCAGATAAAGTTTGGACTCGTGAAGCTCTAACTGAATTAGACAATAATGTTATTAAACCATTATATCGTTATAGTTCAGCTCAAGAAATTATTGATGATGAATTAAACGACTTTAATCAATTCGACGATGACTCTGCGTTCTGATCTACCAATAAAATACTATTTAAATCTCCATAATGATGAAGCACTGTATGACCAGTACAGTGCTCTTTTTGAGATTTTACAATATTTAGTAAAGGTTGCACAGTCTAAAAATACTGAAATTAACTGGCAAAACTTGAAATTTTCATCTAAATCTCTAAAATACATATTTGGAGAAAAGTTAAAAGTTGAAGATTTTAAACAATATATTGTTACTTCATTGAAATATCTAATAGCTAATGAGTATCTTAGCACAGATGGTGATTTTATAATTTTTACCGAAAAAGGAATAACTTATTTTTATATAACAAATGATTGATTTTACTGAAAATATAGATTCACTTGAAAAAATGGTTTGGAACTTTGTTTTAAATCTAGATAATGATGTTAATGACTGGAGACCTTCCAATCATGAATCATTACGTAAAGAAGAATTAATTACAATGATGAAGCCTAGTTATTTCAATGATGAAACTAGGCAAGAATCATTTAAAGCAGCCATTCGATTTTTTAAAGAATACGGTAAAATTCCAAATAAAAAAGAACTAAAGAGCTATTTAGAACTCTTAAATATTTCAATTACCCATGATGAATTAGATGAAATTTACTCATTTAATTTAAATGATTACAATTATGATTATCTCTATAAATACGTAAAATCATTTATCTTATTACGTAATTTAAATTTAACTGTTTTTGATATCTTAACTTATTTAAAAACTACTGCAATCGATCCATCAAATATTGATAAGATTTCAGAAAAAGTAAGAAATGATATTAGTACGAAATTAGCTTTAAATTTTTCAAGCGTTGATACTGGATTAAATTTCCTTAATCCTAAAGCGCATATTCAAATTTCAAAATCTGGTTGTCCAAGTGGCTTTCCATTTATTGATAAAGTTCAAGGTGGTGGTTGGAATGCAAAATCACTAATTGTTTTTCAAGGTCGTCCTAAAGTTGGAAAGTCAATGGTTCTTGGAAATATTGCAGCTCGATCATTTTTAGCAGGTAACGTTACTGGATTAGTTACAGTAGAGTTAATGGATCGTGCCTATATGAAAAGAATAGGTTCAAATATCTTAAGTATAAAGTCTGATGAATATTCTGCAATTAATGATGAAGCTGCAACCAAATTAATTGAAGATAAAATCGACTCTCTTAAGGCAAGTGGACAGTCCATTGGTGAACTTATTATTAAGGAATTTCCAACTGGTGGAGCGACTGCTATTGATATTGAAAATTATTTCGTTCGACTTGAGCAAAAATTAAATAAGAAATTTAAAGTTTTAGTAGTCGATTACTTAAATTTATTAAAGCCAATTAATAATCAAAATGGACTTTATGAAAAAATAAAAGCCATTTCTGAAGAACTTAGAGGAGTTGCAATGCGAAATGAATGGTGTATTATTAGTGCCACACAAATTCGTAGAGAAGATATTGATAATTTCGATTTAGGGATGGATTCAGTTGCTGAATCTTTTGGATTAATACATACAGTTGATGCCCTATTTGGATTAATGAGAAGTCCTCTAGAGAGCAGAATGAAGATTAAAGTAATTGCCAATCGAGACAATGGATATGAAGAAAGCTATAAATTTTACACTATGCATAAGGATTTCTTTCGATTAAGTGAAGAGAGTGGACCAAATAGTGAATTTTATAGTGATGATGAAGAGGTAACACGACTTGCTGATGAATTAAGAAGTGAATATCAAGAAATTAATTTACAAGCAAGTTTAGAAACTCCAGTAGATCCTACAATTAAAGAGGACGATTATGATGCACTCTTTAATTCCATATAAAATAATTAAAATTAATGAATGATACTAACTTTAATGACGATGCATTAGACAATGCACAAGAAATCAATATCAGGGAAGATAAAGTTTTTAATAATAGCTATTATAATGGCGATAATCTAAAAGACTCTGCTGAATATGAATTTTCTAAAAAAATATCAATTTCTCATGACTATTCTGATGCTTATTTAAAAGATATTTATGATTATGAAGAAGAACTTGAATCTAAATTTATTTTAGATGTTATTTTTGAATTTATTAAAAAAGACTCTATAATTTCTGAATATGCTGATCGAATTACATCTGACCCAGCAGTATCAAAAATTAAGTTTTCAAAAGAAGAAATAAATTTAATTTTTAATCGAGTACATGATAATTTAGATATTACTTCATATGGGATTCGTTTTTATAGTCCAATTTATATTTTAGAAGTTATTTCATCATTATCTTCACTTGAATACAAAAAAATATTTGATCTTCTTGATACTGATACTCAGCAGCTTTTAGTAGTTGAACTAAATAAAAAATATAAATTTTTAGATTGTAAACAACATAAAAAAAGAATACATTAATGGTTTGGATAAAAATAACTCATCTTGCTGGATATATTCATCTTAATCTTGAGCAAGTTTATCGATTTGAAAGAACTGCACCAACTGAAATAACTTTCTATGATGCAAATTCAATTTTACCAACATCATATAGTTTTGCAACAGAACTTGAATTAACTCAAATGATGGATAAACTTGTAAGTATTTTAAAAGTAATAGATATTGACCAATTAGCTGCTCAAGGATGAAACTAAAAAACATTAGAAAAATATTTATACTTGGTGATCTTCACCTAGGTGTTAGAAATAACTCAATTGAATGGTCAGATATTCAAAGTGATTATTTAGTTAACCATTTTTTAAAACAAGTTGATCAGGAAGGATTTGATCCAGAGAGAGATATTCTTGTTCAGGTTGGAGATTGGAATCATGTTCGAGAATCAACAAACGTTAGAATCTATAAGCAATCCCTAGAGATAGCTAAAATCTTAACTGAAAAATTTAAAAGAGGAGTCTATGTGATTCTTGGAAACCATGATGTTTACTATAAAGATCGTACTGATACTCATTCACTAGAAGGATTTGATAAAATTTATCCTAATTTTCATATTTTTACAAAAGCTGAGCCTTTTATTCTTGATTCTCATAAATTTTTAATGTTGCCTTGGATTGAAAATCTAGATGAATTAAAAGCAGCTGTTGCTACCCATAAAGATCTAGATTATATTTTTTGTCATGCTGACTTTAAAGGATTTAACCTAAATCGAGTTACTAAATTAGAGCATGGATTAGAGGCAACTGATATTGTTTCCTTTAAACGAATCTATTCAGGTCATATCCATATTCGTCAAGAAAAAGGAAATGTTCTCTATGTTGGTACTCCATATCAAATGGATCGTGGTGATTCTGGAAATTCTAAAGGATTTTATGTATTAGACTTGACAACTACTGATGTCACTGAAAAATTTGTTGAAAATAAAGTATCGCCACAATATTTAAAATATGATCTATTAAATTTACTTCCACTTACAACGGTTGAACTTCGAGACCTAATCAAAAATAATTTTATTGACGTTCAAATAGAATCTGAATTACTTAAGAAATTTCAATTTTCTCAATTTACTGACCTAATTAAGGATTATGGACACCGGAGTATTGAATTCTTTAATTATTCAAAAGAGCAGGTTAAAAATAAAAGTGAAGTTGAAGTTGACTTAAAATACGAATATAATATCTTTAATATTTTAGATCATAAGGTTGCTGAATTAGCTTTGCCTGAATATAGAGTAACTCAAGTTACCTCTAAATTTAAAGAAATATACGATTTATTAAAAAACAATAAACACTACGATTAATGAAGATATCTGAGTTTTCATATAGAAATATCCTTTCATATGGTAACAAATTACAAACTATTAAATTTGATGGCACTCCAGGACTAGTTCAAGTTTCAGGTGCAAATGGTAATGGTAAATCTGCAATTAAAGAGGCATTAACTGTCTCTATTTATGGTCGATCTGCCATTCGTAAAATGAAAGATATTCCAAATTGGATTAATCGAAATGCTTTTACAAGTATTAAATTTACCACTAATCGTGGAGAAGAAGTTGAACTAACTAGAGGAATTGATCCAAACTATAGTGATATTAAAATCAATGGAGTTCAATTTAATTTACCTGATAAAAGGAAAGTTGATGAATTTATTGAAGATGAATTAGCCAAAATACCATTTTCAGTATTTAGTAATACTATTAGTCTTTCATTCGATGATTTTAAATCATTTGTAAATCTAAGCAAAGAGGACAAACGTAAAATTGTTGATCGGATCTTTGGAATTGATATCCTAGCTGATATGCGAGCTCAGTTAAAAAAAGATATTCAAGAAAATAAAAAAGCCTTTGATATTCTAGATTCAAATGTTACATTAACTGAGGTAAATATTGAAAATTATAGCGATCAACTTACTCAATTAAAAAAACGACTAGCTGAAAAGAAAAATGAACTTGTTACTCAGCTTACTAATAAAGTCAATCAATTAACCACTGATCTTGAGACCGCTCGATTAGCCGTTGTTGAAATTAATAATAAAATTCAATCGAAATCCGATAGTAAATCTCTAATTGAATCAGAATTGGGTAAAACCAAAAATACAATTCGGGATCTTACTTCTAAACTTACTACTTATAGTAAAAATAGATGTCCACAATGCTTAAATGACTTAAAATCCGAATCGTCATTAACTGTTAAAAACAATATTGATTCAAAAATAAAAGAATTAAGTGCTCTCTTGCCATCACAAGAAGCTGAACTATCTACTATTGCGTCCCAAATTTCAGAAATTACACTTGAAAAAAATAAATTATCTGAATCCTATTATCAAATAAAAGCTGACTTATCGACATCGACTAGCTTATTAGAGGCCTCCCAGATAGATACTAGCTCAGATGAATTATTATCTATCGAAAAGATAATTAGTGATCTTAGAGTTAAACTAAAAGGCGACTCTGATCAATTAGCAGAACTTAAAGATACTAGAAATCTTTATTTAACATTAGATGATCTACTTTCTGATACTGGAATTAAAAAATCAATGATTGATAAAATTATTCCAACTTTAAATAAGAGAATTTTTGAAATATCTGAGCGTCTTGAATTTAAATTTCCATTTGAATTCGATAGTGACTTTAATCCAATTATAAATTATTTAGGAATGCAAATTTCTCCAGATAGTTTATCGACGGGTCAACGTAAAAAAATGAATTTAATTGTCTTATTAGCTTTTATTGAAATTATTAAAATGAAACATTCTGAGATGAATGTGATGTTTTTAGATGAAATATTTAGTTCGCTAGATAAAGCAAATGTTTATATGGCAATTTCTATCTTAAAGGAATATTCTGAAAAGTATGGCATGACTATTTTTATTGTTTCTCATGAATCCCTACCTGAAGAATTATTTAATTATCAAATTAATGTAACTCAACAAAACCATTTTTCAGAAATGGAAATTATTAAAATATAAAAAAAGCAGTCTAATTAAGACTGCTTTTTAGATAATATCTTATCAAAGTAGATTGTGAAAGTTATTCCATATACAATTCTAGCCATTACCATTTCAAAAACAATAACGTATTCGCTAAATGTAATTAGTGGTAATCCAATAAATAAGAAAGTATTTTTAAAAAACTTAAAAAGGTGCCATGCATCTGTTGTAAATACAAAAATAGTTGACGAACCTAAAAATTTCTCAGTCTTTAAATCAGCTTTCCATTTATTTTTCCAAGATTCTCTAGGATCCCAAAATAATTGATTTACTGATTTATCACAAAAAATTGATTTATCATAATGAAATTGGATCTTGTCCATAATCGCTTCCGCGACTGCTGCTAAGCCGACTAGAATATATCCAATAATGCTTAAAATTTGTTCTTGTTCCATAATTTAATATAATGTTAATGCGAATCTAACTGGAGTAGACGTTCCTAATATTGTAGTTGGCATATTTGCAATATTATTAGTATTCGTTAATCCAAAAGTTAAATCGTTTATTCCAGTATCATAAATAGTTCTCCAGCTAGTTCCATTTGGATAAAATCCAACAATTAAATTTTCACCAGCTGTTACTGATAATGACTGTCCGGCTTTTGGTGTAATGTTTATCACATTTGGTCCAACTCCACATACTGCACTTCCCTCTCCTATTAAAGTATGTGATGCAAAAGTACCTCGATATATTCCAAATAGAACAGTATCAGTTCCGCTATATCCCCAAAGTTTTGCTTTACTAATCGTCATATCAACTTCTGCGATAGTTAAATAGTAATATTGAGTTGTTCCAGCGGTTGGTGCTAAATCACAAGATGAAATATTCATTGGTGAAAATGCAACATTCTTATTTACTGAGCCTCCTAAATTTCCACTATTTACAGTTTCTTCCAAGTTAGTGATTCTGGTCGTATTTGCTAAAACTGCATCATATACTTCAGATATCGAATCAACTCCTTCTTCAGTATTTGATTTTACTTTATCTATGTCTTGTTTAAAGCCTAAGGCATTTATTAAACTTTGAAGAGTACTGCTCATTATGACTTAAAGATATTTTTTAACCCTTTTACAAATGGCATATCTTCCCCATTATGATAATATTTATATTCATCATTTTTAGTTGAGATAGTCCACACTATATTTGCAATAAATCCACCATTTGCAGCAAACCCTGCTCCAATTAATCCATACCAATTTACTCCTTCATAGTACCAATTTGATACTTGTGTCCAGTAGACAACAAAAAAGAAAGTAGTTACGATCCAATAAATTATATTTAATCCTTTCATTCCTTTGGTTTTATTTTATTTATCATTGATTTGAATAAATCCAATACCGCCATATTCTGAAGTATTATCAATAAATTCAATTTTGTTACCTTCTAATTCAGCCCAAAGTTGATCGACTCTACAATTAGCAGATCTGTGAAATAGAGTATCTTTAATATCATGAAAACCAATCCATCCTCCTTCTTTAACTAATCCTCTATATCTTAACCAATCTTGTTTTACTCCTTCGTATGTATGGTCTCCATCAATAAATAAAAAATCTAATTTTTCACCATCTAAACACTCTTCAATTATAGGTAACCATTTATCATCATGAGACGATCCCCAAAACATATTTACATTTGAGCCTAGTGATTTTAAATATTGATCTCTTTCAATTTCATCATAATCGGCTCTTCCAAATTCTCCATGTGGTAAATCTAATGAAATTCTAACTCCATCACTTGATAATTTACTCCAAATTGCAAATGATCCTCCTTGATCAGTGCCGATCTCCATAAAATTTTTAACCTTTAGATCTTTAAAAAACTTAGCAGCTTCCATAATTTCATGGTGATTTTGAACCATGCCTAAATCATAGGATTCTTGAATAATTAGATCCAGTGATTTCGTTGATTTTCCAATTTTTTCATACTCCATTATTTCATTAATTACTTGACTTGCAGTAATACTTGTAGTACATTCAAATTGTCGGCGAGTTCCTTTATGAGATGGACACCAATTCCAATCTCCAGCATCTAATCTAGTTTTATTAAAACATCCTGTACATACTCCACTCTTAAAGACTCTAATTACCCAATCATCCACCATTTCAGTATATGGTAAACTAAATCCAGAAATAACTACTGTTGGTGCTTCTAGTGCCCAAGCTAACCAGCTTAATCCTGAACCCAATCCAATAAAATATTTACTGTTTTTAATTAGGTCAACGGTTTGCTCTAAATTTACTATTCCAGACATAGGAATAGCTCCTTTTGGTATCC